GATCAGATTGTGCGCATTAGAAAATGAAATGTGCGCTGATATAATGATCAAGGTACATTTTGAGTTCAATGAGAAGAATACTGAAATTTGGAGCGAAGGCGCAGTAGACTTTCCCCCAAAGCAATCAGTATCGGAATGTTTCTCGATCGGATATGGGGAAGATCAAGAAGAATCCGATTCTTGAAAAATTAGGTCTGGAGGTAGATGAGGTACGAGCTGCGTTCTCCGTACCTGCCCCCAAAAAGCCTAAGAAGAAAAAGAATTATCTCTATCGGGCGGAACAGAGGAAGATGTCCAACCGTATGCGTAAATGTAAAAATTTGATATTTGCGCGTTATGAGGCCGGTGTTCATCCGAAGACAATTGCCAAGGCTATTGGTGTATCCGAGGAATCCGTAAGAGTCAGGCTTCGGGCCTCAGGCTTTTTTACACAGTCTTAAACAAATCCCAATTCTCGCGGAATTGCTCGGTGTGAGCCGTAGACTCTCCGCTGTGGGGGTAGAACCAAACCGATAAAGTGTTATTAAGCTCCATGCACGGTATTATATACCATGCGTCGACCGGTTCGACATAAGCACAAAGTATGTCGACCTTTGTGCAATCTATCGACACTTTAGAATTTTTCCCGGTTCCTGCAAGAACCTTGTAGCGGGGCTCTTTGCGTCCTTTGGTCTCCGGGCTGCTTGTTCCCTTGATTTGGACTCTAAAGAGCTTTCCTGCACGGTTCTGGACCACGCAATCAACCGGTAGGTCCTCGCCGGCAGGTATGAAAAGCTCATACCCCCGGTCTAAAATGTTCGAGAAAAACCGGTACTCGTAAAAGACTCCTCGTTTTTTATTCATCCCGAGCCGAGGATTTTCCAGCCGTACTGTTCCTTAGCTGATCGCTCAATGAAATTAAATCCTTTGGAAATCATATGCTTCAACCCCCACCCAAGCTTCTTTGAATTTAGATCTTTGAGCAGAACCCGGTTGTTATCATTTGCTGAAAGTACAACCAAAAGTTCGGAGCATGTGCCTTCCCATGATTCATCTTTCAAAGTCTTTCTGAACATCTGAATGAGCTCAATGATGTGAGAATAACGACTGTCAGCAGATGCAAGAAGTTGTATGTTTTCATTCAGAAATGCCTTAACCCCAAACCTTAGATCAACCATTTCAGATGGTATTTCGTAGTTCAAAAGCCAGCGGGCGAAGGCCGGAAGTTCTTTCACCGCTTCACTCTTGGTCTCCCATGTGAATGGAAATCCATCGTTACATTGAAAGATCATAAGCTTATCTCGAATGGACATGTCCAGATCGGGGAGTAGCTGCATGGAAACTGGATCTGAATTGAGTGTAATACTAATTCGACCTCTCCAATAAGCCCGTCCTGATTTTTTGAACTTACCCTTAATCAGAAATGTATCATTGGCGGTATGCTCTTTTAGACGGGCTGTAAAAGCTGTATGCATCGCGGATGATGCGGTGGGTGCTTCGTCATCGACTAACCAAGCCCCAAACTCAAATAAATGTTCCGTCCATTCCTCTTTGCCTGTGAGATAATCGGAAGCCTTAATACCTCCACCCAATAAACCTCCGAGTATTACACTGTTATACAAAGTTTTCCCGCAATTAGGAGGACCGACAAGAAAGTGCGCATGCCCTCGCTTGGGAACTCCAGCGTACGCATTTGCGTACGCATAGGCCAGCCATGCTAATTCATACTTCAGTTGTTCCTCGCCAAGCATATGCTCCATCCAACTCGCAATTGTCGGAAAGCCCTCGCCCCATGAACCACTATCATCAGCGGGTGCGATCGGGCGAATCTTGGCGGTATTGAAATAGGTTCCATTCTCATGCTTCACGATTTTTGATTTGGTAAAGCAGAAAGGAATGCCGGCATCGACACGCTTATTCGAATGGATCATGTGCACTGCTCGCCGGGATTCAGAAACATTCTCATGCCGTCCGGGTCGAGAAGCTAGATTGTACCGACATTGCAGATCGAGTAGGGCATCCTCTTTTGAATTAATATAGAACCCGCCTCTTCCATCCTCGATGAAGTAATTTCTACCATCTGTCCAATAGTCTTTGATCGCTTCGCCAATCCTGCCGACCTCGAATTCCTGAACAAATCCGGGTGATAAAATCTCAGCCCATGTATAGAAACCTTTCGGCATGTTGAATACCTGCATGCCGGTCTCTCGTACGATCGCTGAGTTAACGCTCTTATGTTGCCCGCCCGGATCCCAATAAGTAGGTCCACGACTTCCTTCCACAAACTCACCCGGCCATTGATGATCAGGCCAAACCTTTTTTACTTCCTCAAATACAACATCGAGAGGTATGGCTGGGCCCTGTCCTGTGAAGTCAGAAGATTTTGATTCTTCGTACTGCCAATAATTTATCAGGCTGGTTGCAATTCTAGCATTAGGACTAACAGGGCGCCAATCTGTGCCATGCAGGAGATAATGCTGTCTCTCAAAATTACCCGCGTCGAATCCACGAGCCAATGCATCCCGTCCATCAAGTTTCATTTCCTTGGCCAGGCGTTTCAGGAATCGAACATTACTCTTTGGCCCGTGAAGAAATATCTTCTCCTCGAAAAACCAAACAGCATGGATTCCACCATTGTAACTCCGGCTGATATAATTCACCGGATATTCGTGGTCGATCAATCGTCTGACAATCTCCTCGAATTGCTCATCCGTAAATGTGGCATCCCAATCGACGCAGACACCATGAAGATACTGTGCAGGATTTTGTGAGCTTACCCGCTGATTTGGATCCACTCCCTCAGCGGTAGAATATGCGTTATATTTTGTGGTCGGTCTGGCCGCCCATGATTTGTAATCGTTGGAATTTTTAAATTCCGGCAACTCAAAATCAAGCTCCCATGGCTTGATCTTACTGACTTGAGATGCGCTTAGATTCGGGATCGAAAATAGCTCCATAATAAAGTACCTCTTCTAATGTTCTAATTGTTGCGAATTCCAGATCTGTGCGATAACAGCTCAGGTTCTGTAATTCATAATCTATCTGCTCAGTGTTGAGCCCCTGCTCGGATATGTGATTATCCGCTTTGGATGGATCAGCTGGACGCACGACGCGAACAATCTTTCCACCTCTTGCATGAATCGCGGCCGCCTCATTCGGAAATCGGACATCATCAATGACATAATTATCTTCATCATTTAACTGTCTCATCAAAGCCGTGACCCATATGTCTGACGACACTAACATGCGCCCCCATTCCGTGCCTAGCGTTTGCATCATTTCTCTTGGACTTTTTTCAAAGTCCTCAATCACCCGTTCTTTAATCTCTGGGTCATATAATTCTTCGCGGGACAAACCCATTGCCTGAAGCATATCTTTAATCGGAGTCGCGAAACTTCTAATCTTATATCCCATTCGCTCCTCTAAAATTTCAGCCACAGTGCTTTTTCCGCAGCCCTTGAATCCTGTTAATCCAATAATCATTTCGTGTACTCCTTGGTTATAATTGCCTCACTATCGAGCGGTACATCCTTCATCCACTCGGGACCTTGCTTCATCAATTCCTGTATGTCCGCCTTGGCATGCAGGGCATTCTCCTCATCTACTTCCACGACGACTTCATCGTGAACATGAAGAACAACTTTGAATCCATGCTCATGCAGATTTTTAAGTATATGACCGAAGCAATCACGGGCAGTTGCCTGAACACTGTTCTGAAAAAGATTAGCTCCGTACATCTTTACCCGACGGACACTGCCTTTTTGTGTAGCTACTGTTACCCCGTCAGTCTCATGACGACAACGGAAGTATTTTAAACGACGACCGCTCGGAATCTCATTATCAAAATCATCACCCGCACCCGCCGCCTCTTTTAATTGACGATCCAAGCTCTTCCATTGATGTGTGATCTTTGGGTTCTTGTCCCGGAAATCCTGGACTTGAATAAAAGCATTCACCCATTGTCTACGGTCGTAGGTCGAAAGGGTAGGGTACATAGATCCTTTGCCCGGCTGATATGTATTCGCAAAATTCTGAAATTTTACTTCGTCCTTACGACTGAAATCCATGTCCAGAATTTGTTGCTGACCATACTGTTTAACAGTCTCTGCGAACTTATGCCATCCGGAGCCGTACCCAAGCTGAAGAACACGAACCTTAGCCAAAAGATAAAGCTCAGGATCCTCATCCTTCAATTTCCCGCCTGTCCATCCCATCGTCTGTCGAGCATGCGCTTCATATGGACTCATTCCCTGCTTTATCAATTTTAGGAAATCCATGTCGCCTGCGATAAATGCAGTAAGCCTAGGCTCAATCTGTGAAAGGTCGGAAACAATAAAGGTCTTACCCTCAGGTGCGGTAATAACATTCCGAATGTTTACCCCGTACTTCGTCTCCCGAGGCATATTCTGAACATTGAAACCGGCATCCCCGCTCCATCTTCCGGTGGCATCCGCACCAAAATATTTCAGATTGTATGACATTCTGTCTTCGGTGGTCAGACGATCCCTGATCGATTTCAATCGCTGTAAATGCATATTGATCCGATTATGATTCTGCATAGCTGATACAAAGGTCAGCTTGTCTCCATGCTCAGCAATCCAATCGGCTAGCGCTGGACTGTCCTTCGCGAGACTCTTGGGAGGCTCAACCCCTGCTTTCCGGCATTCTATCGCCATCGCTTTCTTGGAGTATATTACATATTCCTTTTTCGTATCCGGATCGATCTCTCCATACCAGGGCAATGCTTTCTTCGCCTGGAATAAAGTTTCTTCCAAACGATTAATCCCATCGTCTAGCTTGTTTACATCGATAGGTAATCCTTCCCATGACATTGCCCGCGTTAATCTGGACAATAGCCGCTCGGTCTCAGGCCAATGGTCGTAGAGCTCTTGGAATATTTGATAAGTATATTTCGCGTCATCCAATGCGTATTCTAGAACCTGCTTGGATTCATCCATCGCAATCATATCTTCCCAAGTCTTGTCCTTCATGTTTTCACGGACAGCCTTGTCCATGTCTGCATTCAATATCTCCTTAGCTGAACCCTTTAGATTCCGCTGATACTGAAAATATACGCACATATCCGCGGTACAGATCCAATCTACTTTGATGTCAGGGATGATGCCTTGCTCAACGCATTTCTCAAAGCATCGCTGATCGAACGATGCGTTGTGCGCGATAAAGGTATACCCATCAAATTTTTTCCAATCTTTAAAATCTGATGTCTTTCCAACATAGGAAATATCCGGGCTCCATATCGCTACAAGATAGGCATCGAATTCAGGATGATTAACATACTGATATGTACTACTACCCTGAATCGAATAGGTCTTAGAGTAGTAGGTTTCAAAATCTAATGCTGCAAATTTTTCCATATTGTTTTTGTGGTGTGTGGTTAAAAAATGGCTGCGGTAGTGAGGGAGCCCGAAACCCTAAAACGGACTCCCTCCACACCACAGCTAATCAATATGGATTAGCAAAATTCGCTGAGCCAATTTACGAACTTCTCATCATGCAGCTTACCCTTACGGATCTTAGGCCCATGAACGACATTGCTTCCGAACTGATATTTCTCAGTCGTCAATGTAAAGCTGCCGTGCTTCAAGCCATTCCGATAATAGGTAGCTCCAGCCGAAAAGATCGGTTTTGCTCCTTTGTCATATGCTGTTCTTTTGATTCTCCACAGCGCGAATGCATATTTTTCCTTGTTGTATTCAAAAGGAAATGCTTCATCGGGAGATCCTCCCTTAATACATATCAATGCATCCGCCATTGGTTTCCAATCGGGCTGTACCCATCCACCGGCATCATCACGATGTCCCACGGTGGTACCTCCGATTTCTTTCTGTTCAGCCGGGGTTACGATTCTTGGAATCTCGCCCTCGCCGAAGGGAATATTCTCCTCAAAGAATTTTCCGATTCGCAAAACAGTGAACTCAACCTCGGTCGTTCCATCACTAATCTCGAATTCACCATCGAGCACGATCGCTCCCTTACGGAAGTTCTCGGACAATGGGCCCACACCCTGGGCGATCCCAAGTTTTGGGAATTGGATATCGGATGCATCAAGATCACCGGTAATGCCGGCTCCTGATGTTGACACTGCAAGGCTACCGGTAGGTGCGCCTTCGATTATATCTCCGGTAGCTTCGACTACCGCGGTTGCTTCACTT